CAGTCTTAGCATCTAGCCCTGCCTGATAAGCCGCCTCATGCTCTGCCTTGGTTGTCGTAACGCCATCCTCTGTGGTGTCTTGGAACATGTCACGGGCAACGTAGTTCTCCACCCAGTTGCCGTTAGCATCTTGGACAACACCATCACGCACAGACGTTTGGTATGCGCCCACGGTAGCCGCAGGTGACTTTAGCACAGGGTCTAGGTCTAGTGCGTCTAGGGTTGCTGCTTTCCAGACACGAGGTAGGGACATGTTGGCGAACTCATTGCGCCACTGCCCTTGGGTCTTTACGACACCTGTTGTTCTGTTTCTGTATTCACTCATTAGATTGATCCTTTCATATGAGTTTGATTATGAAATTGCTAAGAAAATGTAGGTTGCGCTTGATACGTTTATATTCGTCGCTGAAACCTGATTAACTGCAAATCCTGACGATACAGGGTCAATGCTGTCATCCGTTGTAACTTCAGCAGCTGTCGTGTTTAGGCTTAGGTGTGGATCATTGCCTGCGACAATACCACGTTCAGTGTCCCAGACATACCAGTCGCCTGTGCTGTCGGTGCGCTTGATAAGGATGAACCTAGCACCACTGCTGAACCCACAGCCAATCGTTTGAGTAGAGCCATTCCCAGTATAACTCCCCACCTTAGACACACCATCTAGGCTTGCGAATAGGTAGGCTATGTAGTCTTGAGCACGCCCTATACCTGTGTCTGTTCTAACAACAAATGCGCTATCTGTTGGCTCTGAATTAAGTAGACCACTACCGTAAGTTACTTCAGCACCACTAGCAGCCGCTGCTGATGTGCCTATATTTGCAAAATACTTTTCACCTGTAGACGTAAAATCAAATAAAACATTCCAATGTTGTGCAGCTGTTCTTGCCTTCGCAATAATTAACTCAGGCTTTACCGCTAAGTTATGATTTACCGTTAAAGTCCCTGCCGTACTTGACCCCGTGTAAGTAACGACATCAAAGAAGTTGGGTGCACGACGCCACATCCAAGCCTGATACTCAGAAGGTAAAGCACCATCCCACCAAGCATCCATCATATCAAAATCTCCATACCTCGGTGCGGAGCCTGCAGCATTGGTTAGGTTAGGTCTTAAATATTCTGTGTCTGTAAGCCTTGAAGCTAAATACCATTTATCTGATAATGATCTTGTTCCTAGTAAAGAAGCATCCACAGGAAAATTAGATATAAAATTAGGTGATGATGTTCCGTCACCTACATCCATAGCAAACACATCAGTCGCACTCTCAGGCACAGCCATAGGGCCACGGCGAATGGCTATGTAGATGTAGGTTCCACCATTGGCACTATACAGAGCATCAAGTCCAGACCTAACCTTAAAACCGTTTGGTTGAGGACTGACTCCTGCATAACTAGGTGTTGCCTCCGCTGCGCTAGTGTTAGCCATAATATCTTTCTGACCAGTTGATGCAACATCATCACCGCTAACAATTAAACCACGCATAACATCAAGCATTAACCAATCTTCTGCGCTGTCAGTTCGTTTTATCATTAACCACTGAGGCTCAAAGCCTAAATCAATCTCAGTGTTTCCAGAACCACCAGTATAACTCCCACACTTGATAATATCAGCATCACCATCAGGGCCGAACTCACCGTCACCATCGTTGTGGGCGAATAGGTATGCTACGTAGTTTGCACTTGTACCATTTGTTGCATAATCTGAGCCAACGTAAAACACACTGTCAGTCGGGGATGTTGTAGTAAACACATTGGAATTAGTTACAACTGCATTTGACTCGTTTAGAAGCAAAAAGGTTCCTGCGGTTAAGTCCTTGTGCCATACAGCCCAGTTTTGCGTCCCGTCATACCATTTTACTATAATCATTCCAGGAGTCGTACCAAGGTTATGTGGTATAGCACGACCAGATGTTGAGTTTCCGCTCCAAGTTTGAACATCAAAGAACTTAGGGGCTTTGCGGAATGTCCAAGAGGCCATATCATCGCCAGAGGCATTTGATCTACTATTACTGTCTAATGTAAAACCATTGTTGTTAAATGATGACATACTGCCAGTAACTTCTGCATCAGTAGTATTAGAAATAAGTGCATCAGTTCCAGATGCTCCCCTTTCGGTATCATAAAGAGCATGTGAAGATGAGGCATCCCTACGCTTACACCAAACCAATCCACCTTCGTTACTTAAATCTATCCCATTAGTAATTGTATTTGTAGAAGCGTTACCATCATACAAATAAGTGCTGAACACATCCTCTACGTTCAGCCCCGCACCACCAGCAGCACCCGCAGCGGCTTGGATAAGTTTTTTAGTATTAGCCATTGTTTACCCCAATGCTTGACCAGCCGTGAACCCATACCATGTTGTGCCGCCATCATGCGTGATAAACACAAAGTAATCTACCGCAGATGCAGTTGCTGTTAAGGTTGGCGCAGTCGCCGCTGGCCAGTCTACTGAGGCGGGCCATGTCACTGTGTAGCCTGACGCTGATGCATCTTGAACCAGCTTCAGTGTAAAGCTAGATGTTTTGCCAGATGAAGCAGGGTTGCTAAAAGTAAACGTGGTGTTTTCTGTCAGCGTGTGGCTGAAGTTTGTGCCATCGCGTAGGTTTACAGTGGTTGCATTTGATGATGATGTGACCGCTGTGTATTCCTCAGAGATGCCGTTGTCGAAAGTAATCACGCCATTCGCATCTGCTGTGACCGCCTTGCTTGCTTCTGTTGTGCCTAGTGTTGTTACGTCTAGGTAGTTTAGCTCCGCAGCCGTTGATGTGACTGCTGTGCCGCCTAGCGTGAATGTTGAGCTAACTGACATTGTGGTAAATGCACCAGTTGACGCAGAAGCTGCACCAATCGGTGTTCCATCAATCGAACCTGAGTTGATGTCGATGCCAGTGACAGGCGTTGTCCCATCTAGCAGATCATCAATGCTGTCCCAGTTTCCGTTTAGATAGCCGCCCCAAGCGTCTTCATCGCCGCCTACGGTTGGCTTATTGAAAGTGTATGTGGTTGTTGTTGTAGGCATTTATGCGGCCCTCTCTAAGTAATCTGATGTTGTCCACGTTGTCGTTGGATCGGTTGCTGGCAACCACTTATACCGCGCAGACACTACTGTATCTCCTAGAATGTCATCACTCGCAGAGAATAGTCTTACACGGTTATACTCTATATTCGGCGTTATTGAAACAGTAGGTGTCGCAGCGCCCACGATGGACATGAAGCCCTGCGCACTTGGCGTTACTGTGATTTCAGGCGTTGCCGATACCTGACGCACCACTTGGTAGCTAACAGTTGGCGTTATCGAAATGTTTACCGCCGCAACGCCATCTTCAACACTGTAGTTCTCACCGTAAATGTATGAGCCGTAAGTGTTTAGGCCATACCCAGCGCGGAAGCCTGCAACGACTTCATATGTAACCGCAGAAACATTTACGATGCCCTGCAAGTTAGCTGTAACCGCGCCATCCTTGATAATCTCGCCAGATGCAGATGCGCCAGACGAAATCGCCGTCGTAGCAGCCGCCCTTACAACCGTGACTGCGCTTGCACTAGCCGATACGCTCCACGATGCACTAGCCGCACCCTGCGTGGTTTCTTGGATGCCGTAGAACCCAGAACCGTGGACGCCAGTGTTATATGTAGAGCGTAACGCCATTATGCAGCCGTGATGTCTAGGTCACCTGTTGGGATGCGGAATACATCGCCATCGTTGATTGCTTTGGCTACTGACAATGCTGAATGCACAATCATGTTGCCGCCTGATGATGCGTCCATCACACCGATGTGACTAACTGTTCCCCAGTTGCCGCCTGATGCCGCAGGGAACTCAACCCCCGCTGAGTTGGATGCAGTATCGCCTGACACGGTGAATGTCACCGCTGTGCGGGCGTAGCCTGTGCCTGTGGATACCTCTGTGCCAGCAGAACCAGTGTCTGTCGGATCAGATGTGAACAAGGCAATATACCAAGCTGTTGGACGTGTTACGCTGTCAGTGGTCAGTAGATACTGAAGCGTGTGCGTTTCGAAAGCGTTTGTTAAAGACATGGATTTCTCCGTTAGATATATCTAGGTGAACCATACACCATTTTATTACGAATAACTAGTGATGCGCATTCTGCGGCCTGAACCGCTAAATCGCGTATCGTCTGATGCTTTCTGCAGTGACGCTAAACCATTCTGGTAAAGCGTCGTCCAAACAGGAATGCGGTTGTCGTCTAGCAAGTAAGGCGCTGATTGCAACAAGGCACCATACAGGTAAACATCTGGGTCTGACTGTAAAAGCCAGTTATATGTTGTGCTGTCGCTCAGCGCAGGTATTTGCGCATAATACGCAAGCTGCATAGCGTATTCTCCGTCTGGGGTGGGGAATACTTCAATGCTCTCACCAACATGGCTATAATATTTAGGGCGACCAGAGGTATCTGCGTTCTGCTCACGATACTGCAGCATGTCCTCAATACCGATAATCTCTAGCCGATATGTGGGGTTTGACGTAATGCCAAAGCGGATTGTCTCAATCCAATCGGCAGGAAGTTGCACATAGCGACTGTCCAGCGTAGCGTCAACGCGCTCAACCATCTTGTAGTGACGCAGCTTACGATTAAAGTCAGCCTCTGCAAGACTGATGAAATCAGGAATAACACTCGTAAGATCATCGCGGTTTAACCAGTTGGCGATTGCGGTCTTTAGTTCTGCGTAGGTTGTAATAGCCATTACCACTTAACCTTATCTGCCCAATATGCGGCGCTCATCTTGCCCTTGGCAATGTTTTTAGCATGCCTTGCCTTAAACGACTTAGCACGCTTTGTCATAGTCTTATCGCCCGTCTTGCCCTGCTGGCCAAAGCGAATTGTTTTAACCTTATCACCCTCCTTAGCCACAACTACGTGTGACTTAGTTTTGTGGCTTGGAGTGCGCTTGGGTTTATTATAACCCGATACTCCAGCGCGGGCGAGGCGGGGGTCTTTAGGCATTACATTCCCATCGTTGCTGGGTTGATACCCATAGAACTCAAGTACCGCGCATAACCGCGACGATAGTTTGCTGGATCAACATATAGATCAGCGCCAGACATTGCTGCACGCTCCGCATCAACAAACTCACGGAATGACATAATGCCCTGCGGCATGGATGGCGCAGCAGGCGACATGCCTGACGGATAAGGTGCTGTCGGCGTTGCTGGGGCTATTGGGCTTAGCTGATCTGACATGGGCGACACTGGAGCAACACCAGATGCCATGTCACCTGTTGGACTTAGTGCTGCAGTGGTTGCGCTTGGGCGAGGCATATTTGCTGGAGACATAAGCCCACCGAACTCACCAGCAGAGCCAATGTTGTACGTATCTGGAGCAGTCATTGTACCTGCAAACTCGCCACCCTGACCGATGCCGTACACGTCTTGATTAACTTTGGGGGCAAGTAAGCTGTCACTATATTCAGTGATAGGCGTACCCATTGTCATATTCGGGCGCAGCTTTGGTCTAAGCATATCGCGCGCAGATGTGCGTGCTGCAATCTCTTCTATTTTATCCTGCGCCTCAAGAGGCTTCATAAACAAGTTACCAAGCATAGACAGCAAACCGCCGCCCTCAAATTTATTTCCAGATGCGCCAGCGCCACCACCGTCTAGCATATCAAGTAATCCAGTGAAGCGTTTGCCTGTCGCGGCCTTACCGCCAAACATTGCGCCTAGCTCACCGCCGCTCAGCGCGTTCAAAGCACCTAGTCCTGCAAGTAATCCTAGAGGGTTCATTTCTTTTTACCTTTTTTGCTTTTGCTCAGCTTCTTCAAGTCTGCGCCAGTAATTTTCTTGCGTGGTGGAGCCACTGCGGCTAACTTTTTTTGCTTTGGGCTATATTTAGAATACGGCATTAGGACTTCACCTGCTTTTCCCATTCATAACACTTAACCTGCTTGATTGTATACGTTGGATATTTCACCTGCAAAGATGGAACTCCGTTCTGCATAAAATCAGCAATGCATTCATTCTCATCAACATACGCAGGACCACCGACTGCAAAGCAGTAATTCTGAGCGCACAAGAGAACAAACGCGGTAAACATTACATCACTTCTTCACTTTCTTCTTAGCTGTCTTAGCAGCCGCTTTAAACGCCT